AGCGCTTCCTTGCCAAGGAAGAGGTCGAGAGTTAGAGTCTCTTAGCTCGCACCATAAGATAGAATTCGTTCATACGCCTTCCGGGGCGTATTTTTATTAGAAATTATTTTAACAGTAGCAATTCCGCTACTGTTTTTTGTTTTGTTGGGGATTCAAAGTGAATTTTAGATGAATTTTAAATCTCCATAGACCAAACAACTATGGCGAGCCTAGTTTTAGATCATTAAAAATTTGGAAAATAAAATTAAATCGATTATCGAGAGTAACCGAGGGCGAGACTCCTAGATGGACGGAGTAAGTTCCCATAGTACCTCTACAAATAGATAATAGAAGGAAGATTTCTTAAACATTTTTTTCTCACCCTTTTAACAATAAAGTGTGTTTTATTTGTTGTTTTTTGTCTTGTTTTAATATGACTCAAAAACGCTTTTTCGCCCTCGCTTTCTCTTGATAATCAAAAAAAGGAGCATGAAATGAAACAACAAATTAATCCAATTGAAGCAATTATCAGAATTGCACTAACTATTATCGGAATGCTGATGATTATCAGCGAGGGAGAATCACTAATACCTAACGTAATCGGGGCAGCAATCGTAATGTTTATGTTTTACATTAATGGCTGGATCTTCGGAGTAGAGGAGGTTAGATGAAACGCATACGAAAAATCAATGTCGAAGATGTTAATCTCATCGAATCATACGAAGATATCATCAATATCTTAGCAAGGACTAAACGATCAGACTTGTTCTTAATTATCCGCACGATCTTCAGAATTCGCCGAAGCTATAGGTTGAGTAAAAAAGCGATTCGAGTGTTTAACGCGGCAGAGCGTAAGTCCAAAGCACTGGGGGTTTTGTAATGAATAAGACAGTAGAAGAGCTAATCAACGAGCTAGATCTTGAAGAAGAGCTGTTTAAGTCTCATTACTACCCAGTAGCGCCAGAAGCCTTTGATGACTCAGAAGTCTATGATGGCACTATGAAGGATCATCTGCTAGATATGCTATCAGAGAAGTTCGGCTACTCGGCAAAGCTAGAGCAACTTGCAGACGAGATCATGGAGCTACTCGCAGATAGAATCAGCTCGCGAATTATGGAAAACGATAAAAACTATCAAGAAGATTATGAAGCTTCAGAGGAAGCGTGGAGACAACGATGAGTGATTTAAACTATCGAGAACGTCCGGAATGGTCTTATTCAGATATGAAGGTCATTCTGGAGCACGACATAGATTATGCAGTAGCAGTCAAACATAAACTACTTGAACAAAGCTTTGGCAAAGCGATCGATATTGGCACACTCGCTCATGAAGAATTACTCAAGCAAGGCGGATCAAACAGCTTTGTAGTCAAGGCTTATCCGGATTTTAGAACTAAGGAAGCCAAAGAATGGCGAGATACTCAGACCTTGCCGATCATCTCTGAAGAAGAGTTTGAACAGATCAATAAAATCTGTGAAGCAGTCAAAAAACATCCACTCTATCCGGTCTTGCTTTGTGGAGAGGGTGTCGAGAATGAAGTTGAACTCTATGCCAAGATTAATGGCATTGAGATTAAAGGTAAAGCTGATGCAATTCGCAGAAATGAAGATGGAAGTATTGTTATCGCAGACCTAAAAACAACAGCTAAGTTCGAAGATTGGAAGATGAACGAACCTAAAGACATGTGGAAAATCGCAAATAAGCACTACGACTTGCAGTGCGCTAACTACACACAGTTAGGACTTAATCCTAATCTAACCAATTTCTACTTCTTTGTAGCGGAAGCAGTCGAGCCATACCGAGTCAAAGTTATGCATTGTGCATTAGCTTTCGTCGAGAGCGGGGAACAAAAACTAGCTAAATGCATTGAACAAATTAAGCAGTTCGGCGATCGCAATATCGACTTCACTTATACCAAAACACTTAATGAAGTTGAAGAAATCGGTGATTTTAGTCTTTAAGGAGAAAAAATGAACGAAGTACAATTAAAAAATCAAGAAGAGAACAAATTGGCAGAGCGTAATGCACAAACCGAGATGATGGTCGCTCGTCAAGCTCAAGAAGTTCAAGTAGCTATGATCGCTGCCAAGAAATTCCCTAGAGACGAGTTCTCTGCTATTGAGAGGATCAAGGCAACTTGTCAGAGAATGACCTTAGCTGAACAAGCCATCTATTCTTACCCCAAGGGTGGACAAAATGTGAGTGGACCAAGTATTCGTCTAGCTGAAGCTATCGCACAAGGATGGGGTAACATCGACGCCGGCGTGATTGAATTATCTAATCAGAACGGTAAATCCGAGATGATGGCTTATGCTTGGGATCTTGAGACTAATACAAGGATTACTAAGACATTCTCAATAGAACACGTTCGAGACACTAGGAAGGGGCGCGTGAGTCTCACGGATGCAAGAGATATTTATGAAGCTACGGCTAATTTCGGTGCAAGACGAGTCAGGGCCTGTATCCTAGCTATCATCCCAGGCGATATTACAGAGATGGCAGTAAACGAATGTAAGAAGACGTTAGCCTCTAAAGAAACCAGACCAGTGGAAGAGATCGTCAAAGGACTTATCGATGGCTTTAAGAAATATGGAGTAGAGAAATCTCAGCTTGAACACTACATCGGAAAACAATTAACGATCTGTACCAAAGAGGACTTAATTGAGCTTCGAGGTGTATGGAAATCTATTTCAGACGGGCAGGCTAAGGTATCAGATTATTTTAAAGCTCCTGCCCTTGAGGTAGAAGCTAAACAGGAAGAAGTTAAAAAATAAGTATGTGGTGCTGGCGTAATACCCCCTTAAGTAAAACAACCAGTTAAATGTCAATACAGATGCAGCCACTTTTCATGCTTACCTGGGCGGCTATCCATTACCGCCCAGACCAAGGAAAAAATATGAAACAAAGAAAATATATTAAGCCAGCTCTCCCAGTTAACTACGTAATCCGATATGAAGCTACAGATGGTTCTGAGCACAAAATTGCGAACACAAGTCTGGCAGAAATTAAAAAAACGGAAAGATACCTAAGAAATAAAGGCATTAAAAATATTGATATTGCAGTGACAATGCCACGCAAATCAGAGGGATCAGAAATGTTTCCCGTGAATAATTAAGGAAAGTGAGAAATAAAATGAAACGATACAAACTACAAAAAGACCTGCCAACCTTTAAAGTTGGTGATGAGTTTTACTTAGATAGTGATAATAATCTTTGCCTTAAAAATACAAGTGTTATAGTTTATAACAATTTCGTTTTAGAAGAATTTCCAAATATCTTAACAGATTGGTTTGAGGAAATCCCTGAAAACAAGAGATGGAGAGCAGAATATGGGGGAGAGTATGCATATATAACTGATGATGGTTCAATATTTTTTGGTAATGATCGCCGCGGTCGTGCAGATAATTATCGCTACAGGACAGGTAATTATGCAAGAATAGAGGACTCAGGGTCATTAGTTGAATACAAAGAATATAGCGTTGCTCGTCAAGTACTCCTAGACGACGCTGAAGGTGGAAAATTTATACCTCGTAAATTAAACCATTACATGTTTAGTGGCGCTGATGGTAATTGGTTGTTTAGTTGGGATTATTCTTATGAACTAGGACAAATTTACTTTAAAGATAGAGAATCTCTCAGAAAATCCCTTGAAGAGCATAAGGAGCAGTGGGAAACAGTTCGTAAATATGAAATGGGAGAAATACAATGATTAGGAAAATAGGCACTATCATTATCGCTTTCATTACCGTTTTCATTACTATTACAGCGTTTTATCTGGTTATTTTGGCTATTCTTAATGCCGCTAAAGCTGAGCCAGAAGACCCTGAAAAATATCAGGATGTAACTATAGTATCAAAGAGAAAAGAACACACTGGGATGAGCTGTTATGAGCTACTGTTTACTACGCAATGTGATATTAAATATGCTTACTATGTTAATAGTACTATAGTTTCAGAACCTAATTTTTATAGGTATGAAGAGGGTAAAACTTATTCTTGCTACAAGGGAAAGATAGGAAGCTCTTGTAAGCTAAAGGAGAATAAATAATGTTACCAACGAAATCGACATTTGATGATTATGTCAAGAAAGGTTTAGTTAGAAGCCAAACCTACAAAGATATGACCATCTACCAGTACACCGAGTTTACTCAATTTGAGAGTCTATGGAATAACTGCACCCTAAACGCCCGTGGTATCGTGTTTGATGATGATGGAGTACTCGTCCAGCGTTGCATGCCAAAGTTCTTTAACCATGACGAACCAGATGGCATTAAAGTTGAGAAACTGATGTTAAAAGAACAAATTGGCGTAGTCCAAGAGAAGCTAGATGGCTCTCTGATCAAGATCACGAAAGATGAGAAACATGGTTTAGTGATTACTTCAAAAGCAAGCTTTGAATCAGACCAAGCCAAGATGGCGAAGGAAATTGTAGAGGAGAATAGCTATGAATTTAAGGAAGGCTGGACTTATCACTTCGAGCTAATCCACCCCGATAATCAAATTGTTTTAAACTACGGGAACGAGAGAAAACTAGTCCTCCTCGCTATTATCAATAACAAAACAGGAAAAGACATCAACATCTACTCTCACGAGTTGAAATTTGAAAAGCCACGGCTATATGAACTTGGGGTGTTGCTAAACGTTAATACTCTGAATAAAGACGGACTCCATGAGGGCGTCGTGGTTAACTATGGAAGCTATCGCCTAAAATATAAAACCGACGAATATATTAGACTTCACCGTATCGTTACCGAGTTTACCCCGAAGAGAGTATGGGAAGCACTATCATCTGGACAGAGAATAGACAGGATGAATATCCCAGAGGAGTTTATTAAGTGGTTAGATGAGACCGAAAGAAAACTACTTCTTGAATACAATGAGCTATTTGACAAAATTAACCAAGCTCTTGCAGATACAGTCAATATGACCAACAAGGAAATAGCCTTATCTGATAACGAAGCCATTAAAGAGGTGCGAGAATATATTTTTGCCGTGAGGTCTGAAAAAGATGTAAAGACAAAAGTTTGGAAAGCAATTAAGCCGAAAGGAGAGAAATGAAAATTTTAGCAAAAGTATTAGTTGGAAGTAGGTTACATGGTTTAGATACTCCAGAGTCAGACTACGATTACCGAGGCATACATATTTCTTCACTCCAAGATAAGCTAAGCCCTTTCAAGAGAGACAAAAATACTGTTTGGATCGAGGGAAATGAAGATAATACTAGTTACGAATTAGCCGATTTCTGTAAACAAGCAGTCCAAGGTAATGCCACTATTTTAGAAGTATTTTTTAGCGACAAAGTATATGAAACTAGTCCAGCACATCAAGAGATGAAGGAAAACTGGAAGAAATTCATCGACACCCATAGGTTCATAGCCGCTAGTAGGGGTTACGCTCATAACCAATGGAATAAGTTTTATAATTTTGAGGATACTGGTTTACTTGGTCAGAAAAGAACAGCTAAATTCGCCATAGCATTCTTGAGGGTAATGTGGCAATGTGAACAATTCTTACTTACTGGAGAATTTAAGTGTAGTGTCAAAGATTGTGATTATTACGATTTGATGCGTAGGATTAAGCCAATGAATATTGACGAAATTCAGGGGCTAGTTCCAGAAGTAATAGCAGCTATGTCCGATATGAATATGAGAATCAGCATGGCTGAATCAAAAAGTGAGTTTATAAACATGAAGCCAGACTTAGATTGGATTGAAAAATTTATAGTCAGAGTATACGAACAGGAGAAACAATGAAGGTACTAATGTTAAAGGGGCTTCCAGCCTCTGGTAAATCAACCTATGCCAAAGAATTGGTTGCAAAAGACCATAACTGGGTTAGAGTGAACAAAGACGACCTCAGAGCCATGATGAATGGTGGAGTTTTCTCTGGCAAACTCGAAAAACAAATTGTAAGGATAGAGCGAAAGCTTGCAGAAGATGCCCTTAAAATCGGAAAAAGTGTCGTAATTGATGATACGAACTTTAACCCAGACCATGAAGAGTATTTCAGGCGGTTAGCGAAAATGTACATGGAAGAGTTCGAGGTCAAGTTTTTCGATACTCCACTAGAAGTATGTATAGAACGTGATAATAAGCGTGCTAATGGTGTAGGTGAGACAGTAATTCGCAAAATGTACAACCAATACCTAAAACCACAACCAGCTGTATATGAGCATAATTTGAGCCTTCCAACAGCAATTATATGTGATATAGACGGAACCCTAGCCCACATGAAAGATAGAAGCCCGTACGATTGGAATAAGGTTGGCGAAGATAAGGTCGACCCGATTATTAAGAACTTACTCGATGCAGTAAAAGGCTACTATATCATTATTTTAATCTCTGGGCGTGACGAGGCGTGTCGGGAAGAAACAAAGAAGTGGTTAGAAAAACATGATATTCCCCATGCGCGACTGGTTATGCGCCCTGAAGGTGATATTAAAAAAGACTCAATCGTTAAGCGAGAGTTATTTGAGAAATGTATCAGACCTTATTATGATATTGAGTTTGTCTTAGACGACCGCAACCAAGTTGTTGATATGTGGCGAAGCCTCGGGATTAAGTGCTTGCAAGTACAAGAGGGTGATTTTTAATAATGAGACGAAAATACAACTCCGAACATAGTCTCTATGAGCAAATCACTCGATATCTACAACTTCAATATCCTGATGTAATCTACCGTTTCGATATCGCAGCCGATCTAAAGCTCACTAAGGGGCAGGCGGCAAAACATAAGAGATTGCATCCTAAACGTGGTTATCCGGATCTATTTATCGCACACCATGGTGAAGTCATTTTTGGACCCTGTAATGATCGAATATTAGTCTATGGATTGTATCTTGAGATCAAGAAAGATGGTACTAAGTTAAAACGCGATAAGGACGCCAAGAAAATTTTAAAAGGTGAGACTAAAATCCGTAAGAAAGGAGATTGGTGGGACAAGCACATCGAAGAGCAAGCAGAGATGCTCGAAAGGTTGCGACAATCAGGTTACAGGGCTGAATTCGGCGTTGGGCTTGAGGAGTGTAAACAGATTATTGACGAATATTTAAGGAAGTAGATGAAAAAAGAGAAAAAGAAAACATCACGAAAGAGTGTCGTAAAGCCCGCTACTAAGAGTGGGCATAAATTAACACCTCAGCAGGAGTTATTCTGTCAGCTTTACGCAGGAGATAGGGAGTTTTTTGGCAATGGCGTACAAAGTTATATTGAAGCTTACGATGTCGATACTAGTAAGCCTGGTTGGTACACAACTGCACGATCTGGTGCGCATGAGAACCTCACAAAACCTCACATCTTGGAACGAATAGACGAAATCTTTGAAGCTCACGGACTTAACGACCAATTCGTAGATAAACAGCTCGAGAAGCTCATTGTGCAGGACGCAGATTTTAATGCCAAAATGAAAGCTATTGCTGAATATAATAAACTTAAGGCGCGAATAACGGAGAAGCGCGACATTACCTCTGGTGGCGAAAAGATTAGTTCGGTCAAGATAGTAGTAGAAGATTTTTCGGATAAGGGTGGTAAAAATGCAGCTAGAAATTGAAATACCTAAAGAGTTTAAGGTTCTTTTTGATCTAGATAAAGATCTTAGACATATCGTACTCTACGGTGGGCGTGCGTCCGGTAAATCAACCTCAGTCGCTCTGTCTTTATTGATTTTAGGTATGAACAAGAAATTGCGAATACTATGTACCCGTGAAGTTCAAAACTCAATTGCAGACTCTGTACATAAGCTTTTATCAGATTTAATCTCCAAATATAAACTTAACACTTGGGAAGTCCAAAAAGATATTATTAGAAACAAACAGACTGGCTCGGAAATATTCTTTAAAGGACTTCATAATAATTCTCAAAGCATTAAGTCTATTGAGGGTATTGATATTGTATGGATTGAGGAAGCACAAAGTGTCTCTGCGGATAGTATCAATACGCTTATTCCTACAATTCGTAAGGCTGGAAGCCGGCTCATCTGGACATTTAACAGGTTAACTGAAAATGATCCTGTTTGGGAGCTTATCGTTAAGAAAGCAGATAGCAGAACGTTCGTTCAGAAAATCAATTCAGATGCGATCGAATCCCTACTTAGCAAGGAAATTATCGAGGAACGAGAAAAGATGAGGCTCGATAACCCAGAAATATTTGAACATGTGTGGTTAGGCGAACCAATGACTTCTAAGACTGGCTCAGTATTTGGAAAACAACTTGCTCAAGCTCGTAGTGAGGGCAGAATCACAAAAGTGCCATACGATGCTTCTACTGGTGTTTATACAGCGTGGGATCTAGGAATCGGTGATTCCACCGTGATTTGGTTCTTTCAGACTATCGGCAATGAAATCCATTTTATAGATCATTATGAGGGGTCAAACGAGGATTTAGGTCACTATATTTCATATATTCAAAATAAACCATATCAATATACCACCCATTTTTTGCCACATGACTCCAAGGCTCGTGAATTACAGACTGGTATGACCAGGGTAGAATTCTTCAACAACCATGGGATCTACAATATTGAGGTCTTGAGACCCACTAATTTTAGCCTGGGGCAGGATGATATTGACTTAGTTGCGCGTCCGAAATTCTCACTCTGTTGGTTTGATGAAGAAAAATGCCAAAGAGGCCTTGAATGCTTAAGGGCTTATCATTATGAATATGATCATAAAAATAAACTTTTAAGAAGCAAGCCTGAACACGACTGGTCTTCACACAGCAGCTCAGCGTTTATCTATGCTTTAATGGCTAAAACCGAACAATTAGATATTAAATTAAAGGTTAAATTCAAATCCTACACACCAAAAGCTTTCAGAAAAACTAAAGATAGTTGGTATTAAAATATTGTAGACAAAACGATTATGTTATATAATGTGGGCAGTGGCGATGTGTTCGGTTTGAAATTGACTGAACAAAAAAAGAAACAATCTGGCGAAAAAGATACTAAGCTAACGAAATGGCTTGGTAAATTTGAGCGTTCTTGGACTTACGCAAAACAGAACTACCATCAGAAGTGGGAGAATAACTGGAAACTTTATCGTAACATTCGAGTAAAACGCAGCCATGATGGGGTTGTTCAAACTTTTGTCCCCATGGTCAATTCAGCCGTTAACACAATCGTAGCTGAGCTTTTTAATTCCAATCCACTAGTCAATTATGTACCGAACCATCCTGATCAAGAAGCCGACACTAAAGTATTAAATGAGATTTATGCAGATTTCGCTCTTCGTGACAACTGGGTACAGAAAAACAAGGTAAATGGACGTCAAGGTCTTATTACTGGTAATTTTTGTGCATTTTATGAGTGGATCGAAGATCGTGATGGTGGTTATGTACATAAAATAAACATCCCTATTAGGGATATGATAATTGACCCATCATCCTCGTCTTATGAAGATTGGAAATACGTTGGTCGTAGGTTTTTTGCGGATCAAAAATCTCTTGAAGAAGAAACTATCTATGATTTTAAGACAGATAGCTATAAAAAGCGTTATAAGAACCTTGATGAGGTTATTTCTGGTGGTAAAGACGAAGACGATGACAAGTCTAAAAAAGATCAGATGATTGGTTCTATTGACGATAATAAAGATCGAGTCGAACTGATTGAAATCTGGACAAAAAAGCATGTCGTAGTCATTGCTAATCGTAGTACGATTATCGAAGAACGTGAGAACCCACATTACGCTTTGGCTAAATCTCAACAAGCACAGATGAAAGCCGAAGCGCAACTAAAAGGAGAAGAGATTACAGAAGATGACAAGGCTGAAGGATTGCTACCATTTGCACATGGGAGAATTTACGCTGATATCTCCCTACCTTACGGTGATTCAGATGTTGATATTATTGCAGACCAACAAGAGCTTCTCAATGAGCTTACAGAACTAAATATAGAAGCTTTGCTTTACACACTCTATCCGGAGAAGACATTAGATCCGAAATTCTCGGAGTGGATTGATGATATGGAGCCAGCTCCAGGCAAAATCTATCCATTGCCACAAGGTGCGATGTCTTGGAATAATCCTCCAGCGATTCCAAACGGAATTTCACAGGAGAGACTCAATATTAAGGATGAAATTCGTGAATCTTCTGCTATTAGTCGTATTTCAAAGGGTGCTAGTGCGACGGGCAGTACTACTGCTACCGAAATTAAGAATATGCTCGGACAGATGGATTCTAGGATTCAAGAAAAAGCACAAACACTTGCCAATGAGTTCTTCTTTCAAGAAGCAAAAATCGTATTAAAGCTAATTCAGCTTTATGCGCCAGAACAGATGTGGGTTAGGACGCTAGGCGATGCTAAGGTGTCGTTCGATGAGGTTAATCCTCGACAGTTCCTCGGGGAATATACGCCGATGATAACTCTCGACATCCAACGCAAATTACAGCGTTCTGAAGAACAGGAAGCCTATACTCAAGCCTATCAGATTCTAATTCAAGATCCAACTAATAACTTGCCGGCACTCAAAAAGATTATGTTTAGGAAGATGTTCCCAGATCTGACACAGGAAGAGATTGAACAGATTATTACGCCACCAGAACAACCAGAACAAGGGCAACAGGATCAACTGCCTCAAGGCGAAGAAACAATACTACAAGATACCGAATTACCTCCACAAGAGGTCATGGCAGATGAGCAAATGGAAGGAAATGGATATGGATACTAAGAATAAAGAAGAGAAAGACAAAATCACTGCAATTGAATGGAAGACATTTTGGGATTCTAAGGTGGGAAAGAAACTCATGGGAAAGTTAGCTGGTTTAAAACAATCGTATCTAGAATCATCCATGGTTGTTCCACAAGATGAGATTGCCAGAATGATTGATCGAGCTATCGGGATTGATTCAGTAATTCAGTTTATTCAGGTCGGAATTGAGAAAGCGAAGAAAGAATTGAAGGAGGAAGGAGCTAAATAGGACAAAATCGTTGATATAAGCATGACCGTCACCTCAACTCTTTAATTAATTACAAATTAATGAGACAAGGGTCTCCACATCGCCATAAGTGTAAAGAGTTGGGCTGACGGGTTAAACGAAACCCGTCCGTACATAAACAATTTTAATCTCAAAAGGAGAAACAATGTTCGAAGAAGGCGAAACTGGAACTGAAGAAATGATTTTCGAGGACTCAAACGAGCAAACCGTAGAAGATAATACCACTTCAGCAGTCGAAGAAACCGATGAACGGTCAACATCTAATAATCAAGGAGAAGGAACTGATTCAGCCGAATCTAATAATAATTCGCAAACTGATGACGATATTACCGATTTTTTGACCAAAAAAGGAATTGACCTTAACGATCCAGATGCAGCCCGAAAAGTTGCCAAGATGTATCGTGATGTTGAAAAAGAGTTTTACAAAAAATCTCAAGAAAAAGCGCAACTTGAGCGTGAAATGACGCGGAACTCAGTTGACGAGAGCGCTCCAGCCGATATCAGAGCTTTAGCGGAAGTTAGAGCAATGAAAGCGGAAATGGATGCTAATAAGTGGAAGCAATCAGTAGAACTCACTCCTGAAGCAGAGCAGAAGATGGTCGAATACTTAGCTCAGCCAATTACTGATGCTAACGGTGATCCGTTAATCAACCCTCAGAATGGCCAGATCATGACCAAAGGATTGTTGGTGATTAATGGTCAATTATCGCTCGATGATGTATATAAAATCGTTGGTGCTAATACTCTAAAAACTGATTCAATCCGCTCTGAACTTAAAGAAGAGATTAAAAAAGAAATGGCGGCTCGCCAAGCGTCCAAAAGACCTACCATGCAATCTTCAGATTCTTCACAATTCGGAGAAAAGGAAGAAAGCGACCCATTCCTAGATGGACTCCTTGGCTAGTTAATAATTAGAAAGGATTTAAAATGGCTGTTAATTTAGCCCAAAAATACTCAGACAAGCTCGACCAAGCTTTCTCTCACGGTTCTTATACCGATGACTTCGTCAATAAAGATTATGATTTCGATGGTGTCAGAACCGTTAATGTCTATACTGTAACTACAGTTCCACTTAAAGACTACGATCGCACAAGCACTGGTGACCGTTACGGCGGGAATAACGAATTGCAAGATGTTGTCACACCATACACCTTGACCAAAGACCGTGGCTTCAAGATTGCTATTGATGACGGTAATAATAAACAGCAAGTAATGGCGAAACGTGCTGGAGAAGTCATGAAAGCACAGCTTCAAGAACAGGTTGCCCCAGAAATTGATAAACACCGTCTCTTGGCGGTCGCAACTGGCGCTACGGCTGTTAACCAGAAAATTACTCTAACCACTGGAAAAGCTTACTCCGGCGTCCTTGACATGGGTGAATTCTTAGACGAAGCTCAAGCCCCTCTTATCGGTCGTATCTTAGCAGTTACACCAGCGTTTTACAAGTTAATTAAGGGAGATATCGTAACCGGCACTAACGGTTCCGATTATATCGCCAAATTGCTCGGTAAAGGTTTTGTTGGCGAACTTGATGGTGTTCCAGTCGTGAAGATTCCAACCTCCTACTTCCCAGCAAAGACTCATGCCTTGATGTGGCACAAAAAGGCTCTGCTCGGAGCGAAAGAAGCTGTTAAAACTCGCATTATTCCAGACTCTGAATTGGTTGACGGCACCGTTCTTACTGGTCGTTTCATCTACGATTCATTCATCTTAAATGGTAAGAAAAAAGCAGTTGCTTCTATTGTATCCGCCTAGTAGGGGTTAAAACAAACACTAAAACAAATGAAAAAGACACTTCGCCGAGGGGTGTCTTTTTTTGTGGTATACTAAAGTAAATGGCGATGTGATAGGTTCAATTTTGGAGAACTACACATTTCTAAATCTTGTAAAACGAGTAAAGACTAGACTCAATGATGAGGAGTTTTCTGATGATGTTATTAAGGAGTTTTTGAACGAAGCTCAGTTTGAAATCTTAGGTGAAGATAAACATACGTTCTTGGAGAAAGTCGACGAGTTCGATATCTCTCCGTCGGATTCAGAACTGGATTTGCCTAGAGACTATCAATCAACATTTATAATCTTTGCAGTAGGCAAAGATGGAAATAAAATTCAACTAGATTATGTACCTTACGAGGATTTCTTTAGATCAAAATTATTCAATAAATACACAATCTTCGGCAACAAGGTTTTTTATAAGCTTGTAGATAATTCTAAAAGCCCTAAGTGTTGGAAGAATAATCTTACAATCCAGCATCTCTACCTAGCGAAACCTACAGAGATGGTTGAAGATGATGATGAGTCGGTCTTGCCGTATGAATATAGTGAAGCACTAATTTATCTAGCACTATCTAGGGCGGAGAGGCTACGTGATAACTTTGATTACGCACAGATTTATGAAAATAAAGCAGAAACTATTATTACGAACCTTAAAACAAGGTATGGTATGAGACAGATGAAGCTCAAAAATCGTGCTAGATTACCACTTAATCTAAGGTACGGGGGTTAAAATGCCAACCTCACGTTTTAATAAGGTGGGGGTTATCCCAAGTACTTCCACGGCCAAGAGTTCACCAGTTACGACGAACTTTTCCAAAGGCATCAAAACCTACAAGCCAAACGACACGATGGCTTCTGAGGAACTATACTTGGCGCAAAACGCCAGGTTTGAGCGGATTGGCGAGTATAAAACCAGAAGAGGTTTTACGAAGCTCTGTGAACCGATTGGCAAACGTATTTTAATAGAGAACTACCAAAGCTCTGGATATTCGTTCAGTAAGGACAAGAAGCAATTTAGTATCGTATCCCCTAGGAATGGCATTATCTACTCGATTAAGGTCAAAATGTTAGTTACTGATGACACTTACGGCATTTTTGAGGCTAGAATTTACAATAATAAAGAGAAATTAATCACAAAGTCCTGTGTAGATGTTTCCGCTCGGGACTCGGAGCAAGAAGTAGAGTTTATTTTTATAGATGCTCCAGAGATTGAGCAGAACGAGGGAATCACGGTTAAAATCGGGCTTCAACATAATGAGAATAGAAGCTTCAAGCTCGCAGTCTTAGGTGATGATATCATGTATCAACTCTACACAGCAGAGGCAGGAAGTATTCCAAATGTCTTTGAAGCTAATATTGATGGCGTTAAAACGGTTCTATTCCCATTTATAGCAAAGAATAAATCTGAACTTTATCGGTTAATGGCAGATGGCAGCGTGGTCAAGATCAGAGACCTCCCAGCAGGTACTAAGAACGTTAGATTTAATCAGAATCTGAATAAAATAAGGTATGTAAATGGTAAAGAATCGGTTAATCTATTAGATCCAGCCGATTGGTCTACTTCGACAATCCCAATCGTGGATGCACAGACTGATACTGATCTTAAAGCTAAGCTGTCGAATATTATGGATGGGCAAGAAGATAACCTTATCTATTTCGATGCCGAAGTGGATACTAAAGCACTCTGGTCTTACCCATATGGTACATTCTTAAAATCTAAGCCAATTGAATCTTACGACAAATTCGACCGTGATTTTTATCAGAACTTTCCGGCAATACAGACCGGAGACCCGTTAACAGCTATGTTTAAGCTTGGCGGCGTGATCTATATTCAGACCAGAAATCACAAGTATCAGATGTTTAGTCAGACGGCTGATACTTGGACGCAACAAGAATCTAATGCTCAAGGTGGTACGTTTAGCCAGGAGTCAGTGGTCTGCGATTCTAACTATGCCTATTTCGCTAATGATAAGGGTATTTTTATCTTCGATGGAGCTAGTGAATCGTCCCTAACAGAGTCGTCTATCCAGAACGTTTATGATTCTATTCCAGATAAGGAGAAGATTGTAGTAGATATCTACAATAACCGTTTGTATGTTTTTTACCCAAGCAATAAAGATGGAGAGAACGACAGCTGTCTCGTTTACAACCTGAACTTGAGGCTCTGGGAGAGCTTTGATACTAATACGTATGTAGCATCTACTTCTGGACGAAGGAACACCTCAAATAGGCTTATTTGCGGACATTCTAAAATTGGAATATTGATGCTCGCAGAAGACTTATCTAACGATTATAACGATCTTGGTGGAGCGATTGATTTTGATATCAATACTGGGTATCAACATTTTGGATCACCTAGTCAATTGCATCGCATTACTAAATGGAGACCAGAGTTTGCGACCACACAGAAACCGTACACAGTGGAATGTGGTTATGCTTTGGATTATTCAGACAATGTTAAATATGCTTTTTCAATCAATCTTCAGGATAAGACAAACGTAAGAATGAACTACGTTTGGGATAATGCTAGAGAATATACAGGGATAGTTGAAACTAAACTAACAACTACGCCTAAAGTCCATGGAGAGTTTAAGCGATGCCAGATTAGGTATCAACACCATGCTGCATTCGAGCCGGTCAACTTCAAATCACATACATTAACAGTTCAAACGCAAAGGATCCGATAATGGCGAATCGTTTTACTCCAATACCCTCAAACGCTAACCTTCAGCAAGCTTTACAGCTTATCAATCGAGACTTGATGGCTCTTGATACTGAAGCTACAACAAAAAGCTATAAACAGGCAGGCGGTAATGCTGTTGTAATCGGAAAACTTCCAAATAAAAAGAATGGCATCACTCTTAGCGATACTGGCAATCGCCAGCGAATCTTGCTTGGGCAACACCCAAAAGATGGGCATGTTGGACTATGGATCACTAAAGAGGGGATTGATGTTATGGATGAATTAAAGAATGGCTAATCCACGTAACTTTATCATTAATACCGATTATCCAGTAGATCATGTTGTTTATATAAAAGATTTAGTAGTTCCGTTCTCGTCTACAGGTATAGAAATCGAGCATGGTCTAGGTTTCGCACCGCTTCTGATGGGTTTATTTTCTACCGATGATTGGAATACTTCTATGCCAATCGACACCCCTGCCAGCTCTGGTGATAATATTGGGAATCTTCAGACGGAAACCACACAAAGAGTCATTAGGTTGATCAATTACGGTCGTCTCAATCGACCAGTCAAGGCTAGGCTTTTCGGGTTAATGCCAAGTGATATTAATGTTGATGTAGTACCTCCTAAAATACGTTACTCTAACTTTAATTTTAATACCGATTTTAACTACTCAAAACTAGTACAGGCTGGCGTTTTTAATGCTCATTGGAATTCAGGTGAGAATATTGTATATCATCACGGTCTAGGCTATATTCCAGAGGTGGAAGCGTGGCAAGAAGACAATAGCGGCGTGGTTAAGAAGCTATTTAATGTGTATGACCCTAGTGGGGTTAACTTCTCAAGTATGGGTAGTCGAATTGTCTATACAAAGATTACTACTCAAGACTTCATTATTCGTACTGATGGAGCTAACCAAGATATTGCTAAAATCCATTACCGCATCTACGGAGATCAAAATGGTTAAGATTGCTAATTTCATTCTTAATTCAGATTTTCCAGCCTTGGCTCAAGCATACCAAAAAAGCCATACAGTCACTAGCTTCATTGGTATGCCAGTTAGTGATGCGAAGTGGCGAGAGGACTATATTGATATAGTAGTCCCAAACGCTAGTACTATTCAAAGGGTCAATATTCAGTCTCACTCGCTGGGGTTAATCTCTCCAGGTTACATGCAAATCTGTCATACCGATGCCGTGTATAACGTGTTTACGAGGTCGATCAATGCGAATACTATCAGGCTTACAATACAGTGCGTGCAAATCTCTGGCGGTGACAATACTACTCATACTGAATCGTTTACATTCCACATTTCTGGCTTTTATTTACCATAAATACTACAAAAAGCATGGTATAATCAAGGTAATGGCGATGTGAGAATAATTTATTTCACATGGCAAAAACTCTCGCAGAATATCAGGCTGAGGTCACAAGAAGTTATGAACCAGCGCGTCAGGCGATTCAAAATCAAATCAATGCATTAGCTGGGCAAGAATCTCAAGGGCTTCAAGCACTTCAGAAACAATATCAATTAGACCAACAGACATTAGAACGTAATCGCGACACTGCTGCCGAAGCGGCTTCTCTTGCAGCTGCCGGCAACGGTGGTAGTTTTGGCGGTCAAGCCAACATCGCCAACCGCAAATATTACGCACAGACTTTCGCACCAGCCCAATCTCAACTCCAGACAAACTTCGATAAAAGTCGTGGTAATCTATCATCTCAAATTGCACAGAATAAGATGAGTTTGGAGAGCCAACTGGCTAACTTGGCATCTGAGGCTTCAAGGTATGGAATAAGCCGATACGATGACGCAGTTGAAAAAGATAGGCAGTACGCACTCGAACAACAGAGATTAGCATTACAGAGAGCGCAAATCGCAGCTCAGAATAGTTATAACCAGTATCTAGCCGCAGCGCAAAAACAAAAGGCAGCAACACCAGCACATAACTCGTTCATCGATTATCTAAAATCTAACGCAGCGATGAATTATGGTGGTTGGGCGGAAGGTATGGATGACGTTGATAAACAGGATTATCTAAATGATATGTTAAGGCGATGGCAGAACGGTGATTCTAATACAAGAAGGCAAATCATGGGTGGCTCAACATATAAACACTATCAAAGTTTACTAGGAGGTAGATAATGGTTGATTTTGGCGGAAGAAGAAGCGGATTTGAGGACGATGATAATTATTATGGTCGACAGAACATTTTAAGAGAGTCTCCAATTACTCTAGAATCTAAAAAACAGGCTCAACAGAAGACACCAGGTTTTGGCTTGGGTGAATTATTGGCAGGACTAGCTGGGTTAGGCAAAGGTATTACCGATTCAGCTATTAATGTCGGTAAAAGTACAATTGGTGCAATTGGTACTGGTATAACCTCTGCTATGGACCTAATGGGTGGAGAAGAGACTAGGAAAGGCTATAACGAAGGTAAGAATACTGATGCTTTCAAGCGATGGTTATACGGTACAGACTCTAAGGGTCAAATTAACTATGGCAAGGCGGCAGGTGAAGCATTGGATGCAGCGACAACCTTAACTAACCTTATCCCAGGTGGAGGGAAACTCGGTGCGAATGTTGCTCAAGGTGCTGTTTCGGGATTTGCTAATGAATATAAAGAAAAAGGTAATGACGCCGATCTCGGTAATGCTCTAAAAAGTGCAGCTACTGGCGCCGTGACTGGTGCTGCGACATCCAAAGTGAATGATTTTGTTGGTAAGAAAATAGGTAATCTAGCCGAAAAACAAGCAGTTGATCAGCTAGGTACGATTGGTCAGAAAATCTTAAACGCTGGCAAGAGTAATTTTGTACGTGGAGCTATCTCCGGTGCTACTGGTGGGGCGGTAGGTGGTGGTATGGCTACTGCACTCAATGGCGGAGACCTCGGTCAAGTCCTTGGTAATGCTGTTTCGACCGCTGGTTCTGGAGCTTTGCAGGGTGGTATTTCTGGTAGTGTTACGGGTGCCATAAGAAATACTAAGGATCTTGCTGTTGATAAAATAAGAAGTGCATATGTAGATGGTAAATTACCAATTCCGCAAACAGATTTAACACCTAATGCAGGAGTTAAAAGAAGACTGGAATCATCGTTTGAGAATGGGCTTACTGGTGATTTTGAGGAGGGGAAAAATTGGGTTGGAAGATTAAAAACAGATGATGTGTTAACTGCTAATAATATCCAGAATACACTTGGTCGACAAAGCATTAATGAAGATGGAAATATATACTTAGACAACTACAATGCAGCAGAACATGCGCAAAAACGTTTTGCTGAAAATCCTCAAAAGAATACACCAGAAAGCCTAGCGAATACCGCATATAATGCCATGTTTGGAGATGGAAAAGAAATATTGCCGAATAATTCATCAAATCCGAATTCAGTAGCATTTATCAATAAAAATAATCCTAGTGGAATGACCCCAATAGGACTAAAAAACGGCGAGAATGAAATTCTGAGCGTAATACCACAGAGTAAGCGTAAATTAAACAATTTTGGAAATACAGTAGAGACCCCAGAAAAGGGTCAGGCACCCGATTTATTGGGTGCCGCCACTGGTAAGATATCACAAAACAATCAAAATATCAACAGTAAAACGTCTGCCGCTGGGCAATTACGTTTAAAAGCTGCCCAGGCACTACTTGATCAGTATGGCACTATTGACAAGCCAATGGCGCGATCTGCTAATGCGCTAGAGAACGTTCAAAGAGTTGCCGATGCTGGATTTGTCAAACCAGCTGATGTTGAGAATATTATTAACAATATTACTGGAGCGAATGGTAAAGTTACCAAACTTACCCAAAAATTAGTATCTAGCGCTAAGCCAGTAGACACTAGTTCAGATATTAACAAAATTATTGATGAGCAAATTGCTTTGAACGGTCTCTCTGGTACTTCAGATGAGAAGGCTATTCGTGCTTCGATTGATGCACAACTTAACCGATTACCATCAAGACGAGAGGGCTCAATCACTGGTTTAGATCAGCCAGAAGATGTTTTTGATACTATTAAGGCGCTCGAAAAACGTTCGGCAGAACTAAAAGGTAAGTCTGGCAATAATTACCGTTTAACCACTCCAGAGCGAGGCGACAAAGCAAAAGTATTAGACTCCGTCACTGAAGTTCTCAAGGATAGGTTATATGGTGGAGCTAATATTGAAAGAGTGCTCACGCCTGATGTTGCGGATGAGTTAAAAAACTTAGCTCCAAAGAATGAAAAATGGGCTAATTATGTTGATAACACAATCATGAAGTCTGGAGACGTAGGAGAGTTAAGAAGTACAGTTGCACCGTTTGTTAACATGGGGAAAGTCATTGATAATCAGTATATGAATTATGGAACCTATGGTCAGCGTGTCGGAGACGCAGCTAATGAAAGTCGCAGAATCGCTGGTATGATCTCTAAAACTCCAGTTCTTGGCAAATTATTAGGTGATATTGCAAGTTCTAATGTTGCTGACCGCGTAAGAGCGAAAGCCTATAATTACATGGCTGACCAAGTAGAAACTAGGAGTAATCCCACCAACTTGTCTACCACTAATTCAAAACAACCAAAAGCCCTAGACAATAAAATTACCGACCTCTCATCTTTACTTCTTGGTAGAGAAGTCATTCCACAGACCGCGTTGAATATGATTGGGCGTGGTGTGGGTATAGACAATGGATATAAGGTTCAGGACACAATGCGAGCTAATACCGTGGACGATGCTACCGACTATGGTTCTCAGAATATGGTTAATGGTGGTGTTAATGATATTTCACACCAGTATCGTTCTGATGATAATCCAATTGTTGGACAGTTAACTAATATAGGTAACGCAATGCAACTTGCACTTAATGCTGGCGATGCCGCTTCATACTCTAAATTGGCTGGGCTATATGGGGACATGATGAATATCTATAAAACACAGCAGGCTATATTTAATCCTCAAGCTAAAACTACCAAATTGACTGATTCACAGAAGAAAGCTAATGTAGCTATGGACCTTCTTAATAATTTAGAAGGTCAACAAGCTAATGTTGGTTCAGCAGTAGCAGATGTTCCAATTTTAGGTGGTCTTATGAATATCGGTGGTAATGAATATAAAAGCTCGACAGAGGCACTTGAATCTGCTTTAGGTTATTTACAATCTGGTGCACAAATCAGCGAAAAAGAGCGAGAATCAATCCGTAGAGCTTACATTCCACAGTGGGGGGAGAGCGAAGCAGTTAGGAAGCGAAAACTTGCAGCTGCAAGGCAGGTTATTCAGAATTTTGCTAGAGCAAATGCAGAAGATTAATTATCTCCACTGGACGAGAATTTCGTCTCTTAAGATGCCTTGATCTGTCCATTCCCAACCATAACTTCTTGCCATATCGCCCGATTTATCGTTCTCTAAGAATAACGGAAAGCGGCAAATTTCTAGTTCAGAAAAACTTCTATCAGGGTTGTCAAAACCATAATATATTCGCACACAAGGACCGTCTATGTTCTTATCATAGTCAAGTGAAATCAGCAAATCTGTATCCCCGTCCTTATTATTCTCGAGACGAGTATGCCATAAAAATTGTCGTATTCTTGGGTTGTGTAATTTTATGCTTTTAGTGAAGCTATCCTGACCAATAATCATCTCGTCCTTTGGAAGATAAATTAATTTACACAATTCTAGCATTTGTTTACTATTCTTTTTTGCAATGCTCAAGCCGTCTTTAAGAGCATTTGGTCTTAAATAAATAGCATATTCAAAAGATGAAGGTTTTTTCATTGTTTTTTGACTCCTTATCTAAATAATATCATAAATAAATTTACTGCCGCTTTCTTTGAATCATGTGTTATAATAACCATAATGGCGATGTGATAGGAGTCTAATGGATTCTTTTGAACATCCAACATCTCGAGACAAAGCTAAATGGATTTTACGCGATCTCGTCGACATCTTATCGAATTACTACACGCTCATTGAGCTTGAAGAAGACCAGTCGAAAAAAGACAAACTCATTGAAATGGCTGCGGACATTAAGAGCCATATGAACTTTTTACAGGACTATCTTGCTAAGTCCGAGAAAAAAGAAAAAGAAAACAAAAAAGAAGAGTCAGATAAAAGTGTTGATGTTTTTGAGATTTCTTTCTTGGACGGACTTACTCCTAAAATCAAAAAGAAAGAGGGTAAAAAGTAATGAATGGACTTCGTGTAGTACGAATGAATCCATTGAACCGTGGCTGCGTTGAGAGAGTCGTGATTGTTTTTACCGATGAAAACTGTCAGCCAATTGCAAAAACCGGCAAAGTCTTATATTTAACGGCCAAGAAAAAACAGTGGGATTTAGATAAAGAAGACACTACTGCATTATTCAAAATCAGAGGTGTAATCGACCCAAGTGAACCTAATCGAGTAGTTTTTAATCTTACAGAAAAAGATACATATTTAGATGCCAATAAAACCTATTTCTGTGACATCGTTGAAACTGATTCAGATGGGTCTTATAACGCCAGAAGGGTTTTTCTTGGCTCTTTTGAAGTCATTGGTGGTGCGAATAATAAACAGGCGGGAGATAATTTATGAACGTGATTCACTCAGTAGAAGATAATAATTCTCAAGTCATACATATTTCAGTTGATTCTAATGACCGTGGCGCTACTGGTGAAAAAGGTGATAGTGTTACTAACCTTAGAATCACTGAAGAGAATAGATTGGAAGCGACTTTAAGCAACGGTCAAACTATTGATGGTGGCGCAGTTCCGACAATTAAGACTAGACGTGTCTTTGTTGCTGAAATGGATGGGGTTAAACGAACCTACATTTTACCTCTCAATATCGAATCTTCTCAAGTCTCGTATATCTTGATGAATGGTGTAGCTTACTCAAATGGGTACATATTACAGAGTGGCGAGATTACTCTTAATTACGATGATTTACCAGCTGGCCAGTTAGAGGTAGTGCTTAATGATAATTCCGGTGTTGGTGGCAATAGCATCTCTATCAATGGCAAGACTGGAGATATCTATTTAAAAACTATCAATGGAGCTAATCTCGATGGCAACGGAAATATTGAGCTAGCAACGCTTGATGCACTTAATAATGAAGTCAGAACTCGAGAAGAAATCGATAATAACCTTCGTAATTCACTAAACGATTATGGGGATAGAATTAGTAATAATGAAAGCGCCATCAACTCGCATAGTGATAACCTATCATCTCTCAACGCCAACATCTCAAGTGTTAATAATCAGATGACAGCATTGACTAATGATGTGCATGAAGTTACTGATAATTATGTTCCAAAAACTCGTAGAATTAACGACAAGTTCCTGTCGCATGATATGCGAATAACCGCTGATGATGTTGAAGCCTTACCAATTACTGCCGGAATAACCCACCCAGTCCGTGGAGAACTGGTGGTAAATGGTCACGTAACTGCAGAAAATGCCACTCAAGACAATCATTTAGTGACAAAAGCACAGCTTGACGCTAAAGTTGCAGAGGTCGTGAACTCAGCCCCCGAAACCTTAGACACATTAGAAGAATTGTCTAAAGCACTAGGTGATGACCCAAATTTTGCTACTACGGTAGCTAATAAAATCGGAACAGTCGATAAGAAAATTGATACCGAAGTTAATAAGCTATCAAATAAGGTCGAGGTAAATACTGAAAGTCTCAAAACTACAAAAGAAAAAGCAAACGCAAATTCAACTAATATTTCGTTGCTGAATTCCACCGTTGCCACGAATAAGTTGTCATCTGATACTCAATTTTCTAATGTCGCAAAAGAGCAAGATGAGCAGAATAGCTTAATCTCCGACATTCTCAACGCATTTTCTAAGGAATCCGAAAAAGGCACAAACTTAAAACTCAATACATCAGCTACTAAGGTACTTGGCATGACCATCTATGGCAATACCGAGCAAGTTAAGACGAGCGGGTACAATATCTTCAGATT